AGGAATATCTATGTTGGCACTGCTGGCATACCTACCGCTAACATATTCAAGTATGGCCTTGGAAACGGACTTTACGAGGTTGACCAGAACGCAGACTCTAACCAGAGTATCATCACCAGGCTCAGGGCTTATGGCTCTGAGAAGAACTTGCCGTCTCATTACTATGCAGACTTGGGTATCAAGTATAAGGCTAACATAACAAAAGTATTGAATGTCTCTACCTTTGTAGAATTTCTTATTGACCTTGATTACATTGAGACATACTTCAAAACGCCGAGGGAATACAATAGCGGCTCTGGCAACACAACTTACGGAAATGTTCTAAAAGTTACTTTTGATTACAAGACAATAATTACAGGCTATGTAACGAAGGATTCCAACACCGACAAATGTAGATTTTATTCTGAGGTAAAAAATAGTAGCTATGATACTGGCGACGAGCCATCAAAGGACAACCTCGACGCATTCATCACCCAAGTGAAGGAAGGGAACACATTGCTATACATAAGCAGTGGCATCAATTCAAAGAACATTCCTTACGAGAACAAGGAGTACGCAAAGAACCTTCCGAACAACATGGCCATCAACAGGCTTATGTTGCCTGGTTTTCCTCACGTATCGTTGAAGGATTACTACAATTCCCTGTCGGAGACTGAAAAGAAATATGTGAATCCATCTGGTCGTGAGCATATTTTCTCTGAGGATAAGTATCGCCCATACATCGACTCTATCAATATCGAGGAAATTGGGTTGCGCTCTGCGTCGCAGTTCTTTGATACTGATGACAAAACTAACGGAATCATCGAGATATACCCTACCATCGAGGAAATGGAGATTGGCGGTGTTCGCATTGATGAAATCAACGAGGGTGTTGCTCCTGATGATGATGGCAGATTCAACAACAGACAGACTTTTCCGAATATTGACATCTACCTTAGTCCATCCATTGACTTCGACATCAACGACTTGAAGGATGATGATTTCGCTATCTCCATGAAGGACGGAATGTGTGGAGGACGAACATTCAACGTCGCCGCATCGAACAAAGTCAATGGCAGATGGAGACTTACCATCGAGCGTGTCCCAGACGATGCGCTTGACTTGTATTTCCCATACAAGGACTACCCTATCAGGAAGGGAGACCATTTCGTGTTGACAGGTATCAAGCTGCCTGATTCATACGTAAGGGCTGCATCCTTGAAGCTCTTGAAGTACGCAATCGCCCTACTCGACAAGAATGACTATACCAGATACGTCTATCAGCCAAAGGTTGACGAGATTTTCATGGCTCGTCAGCACGATACAGCCATGGATGACAAGACCGGCACTATTAAAAGCCTACATGATACCTTGAAGGCAGGCGACATCATGCAGTTCGAGGAAGATGATTTCGGGATTGACGCTCAGATAACCATCGACCAACTCACAATCAAGGAAGAGGATGGAAAGATACCTACCTACGAGATTACGCTTCGTGAGGACAAGGAGGTTGGAACAATACAGAAAATCCAACAGCAGATTTCGTCCATATCTAATGGTAATTTTAGCGGTGGTCTTGGCGGCGAGACCACAAATCAGATTACAGAGACAACGCTCGCAAAAGCTAAGAAGTATTTTCTCTCTAAGCTCACCGACGATACCGCCCAAGGACTTATTACCTTTATCAAGGGCTTAATATCCCAAACCGATATAAAGGTTCTGGGAAACACGTTGTTTGGCAACAATGGCGCGTACATTGACCACCTAGGCGATGCCGTGCTCAACTCACTCCGTTCCCTCGACTACGCCAACGCAGCCGAGCAGGGTTTCTCCATCGAGAAGGAGGCAAGTGGCAAGTACCACGCTTTCATCACCAACCTCACGGTGTGGGGCAAGGCTATATTCCACGAGCTTGAAATCCGCAAGCTGTCCTATGCTGGTGGCAACATCTATCTGAGCGGTGCTGGTAGCAAGCTCGTCAAGGTAGTGCCTGTGAAGTGGAATGCCGACACATCCTCTTGGGAAGAATCCACCGAAGCCGATTGCGAGGGCTGGAAGTGCTACCTCTTGGCTGATGACGGCACGACCGCAACGATGAACTACTGGAGGGAAGGCGACCAAGTGCGCTGCCAGACCATGGGGCAGATTACCTCTGGCGGCACTTACGAGGACGTGAGCAACAAGAGCTATTGGCGTACCATTCCCGACAACGGTGTATCTACCGTGAACGAGAAGATATACGGCACGAAGACAGAGACCTACCTTGACGATGAAGGTAACGAGCAGACGTGTGAGGTGCAAGTGGAGCTTTATGACGGTCAGGCTTTCGCTTGGATTGTCATAGGCAAGCACGGCACTATCGACGGCTACGATGAGGAGGGAAGTGGATATTCCTCTACTGATTATTCCGACACATCCAAGCATCCTGCACCTCTCGAAACGTGTGATATTCCTGCCGAGGGCGACACCATCGTACTCGACGGAAACCGCAAGCGTGGTGATGATGGAGGGTATGCCTACGAAGACCGCCAGAACGTCATCATGATGGAGACCACGGGCGATGACGCTCCTAGAATCGTGGGCTACTACCATGTAACCGAGTACAAGCATACCTACACCAACGATGACGGCGAAGAAGTGCCTCTCTATGTCTTCCTGCTATCTGCCAAGGAGGGCGTGAAGTTCAACTCTTCCAGCTTCGAGTGGATAAGTGCCGACGGCTCTGCCATCAACATGATTAACTACCGTGGCGACTGGTCAAAGGACAGCACCTACTCCAAGAATGACCAAGTGAACTACGACAATGCTGTGTGGGTGTGCATAGCCAACAGCGGTGACAAGGTAAAGGGCGAAGAGCCTAGTGACACCTCTACCGTATGGAAGAAGGTGCTGGAAGGTGGCAAGGGTGAAGATGCTTATCAATATATCCTTACTTGCAATCCTACTGTGCTGCACCTTGACAAGGACGGCAACTTTGCGTCAAACGCTTTGTCTAGCGATTCATCGAAGGCGACCATCGGAGCGTTCTTGTACGTAAGCAAGGGTGGAAAGACCGTTAGTATTAAGGATGGCGATATTACATGGTATCTTTCCAGGAATGGCTCTGCCGAAGGCTATAATGGCTCTGGTAATGAATGCACTTTTAATATATCTAACACGGACAAGGATATAGCTATCATTGCCGTGTACGATGGCTTGCAAGTCGCACAGCAATCAATCCCTATCGTTAAGGACGGAGAGGATGGTGCTCCTGCCGAAGCCTATTCCATCAGTCTCATCAAGGAGACTAGAACCATAGGCAGCGTAAGCGGACAGCCAGTTATCGCCGTACACTTCTATTGGCAGAAGGGAGATAAAAGCACATCTACAGGAAGAATCACGGAACTTGGCGACAATGCCTTTGTGCAGTGTTATGTCGATGGGGAATATAACTCTTCCATGACAAACCGAATCAATGGGGGTAACGATTATTTCGATTACGCTGCATATGAGAGTATGTGGAACGGAAAATCTACCATTTCCATTGCGCTCTACATCGGTAGCGACAACTTGGTTGCGTCCGCCAACTTCTCTTTGGGGCAGAGTGGTGAGGGTGTTGTCATGGCTTACAAGAACTCTGACACACAACCAGCGAAGCCGAACGTCACGGACTTGGCGAACCTCGCAAGTCTTGGGTGGTCTCGCAAGCCCCAAAAGGGAGGGAGTTATGAAAAAGTGACTGACATCAGTTATGGAAGTTACTCTAACGGCAATAATTCTACATCCGATTCTACCGCAAAGTCGTGGACAAGCCTAAGCGACGGCTCTAACACATGGATGAAGTCTCCAAGCGGTCTTTCGGATAGTTATGGATGGGCAATAATGAAAGTAACATTCAGAACCAACGCCGACAACGTAAACGTGTATGCTGTCATCAAGGCTTACTCTGAAACGAACTTCGATTACATCCAGCTCCATGCACTAGATACAGAGATAACTGGCTCTAGCAGCCTTCACAAGAACGGCGTGTCGTATGTTTCGGGCAACGGCATCGAGCAATCCTACACTTACAACGTGGCGAACGCTGGAGAGCACTTCTTCTACGTCTCTTATTGCAAGGACCGTAGCGGCAATAGTTACGGTGACTACGGTCTGTTCCGTTTTGATTTGTCCGCTAACCAAGCGTCAACCCCTTCGACCGTATGGATGAGCCAGGCGACCTTGAAGGACGGCAAGGCTGTGCTCCCTTGGTCGGATGCCGTGCAGATTACAGGCGAGGACGGAGATTCCGCTCTCGAAGTTCTTATCAGTCCAGATACCGTGATATTTGACACCGACACGAACGGAAAAGTGCCTAGCGGCACAAGCAAGACGGCAACCATATCCTGCTACCGAAACGGAAGCAAGGTAACGAACCTTGAATACATCTTGCCTAGCGGAGGTCATCCCGATTGCGCAGCATCTATCAGTCAATCGGGCGGAACTGCTACCATAACCATTTCTTCCATTGCAACGGATAACACTTACGACATTAGTAAGACCAACGGAACGGTGGATGTTCAAATATGGGACAAGAACACCAACCTCTACCATCGTGTGCAAGTCAAGTTTTCGGTAAACATATCAAAGTTGACAGGTGGACTAGTGGCGGATAATGCAAGATTGAAGTCTCAGTACAACGAGCTTACAAATGAGGTCGCTAACAAGGTAGGCTCTTCCGAACTCACCGCCTTCGAGACCAAGATGGAGCAGAACGCTAGACAGTGGTCGGTGGAGGCGAGCCAGAAAGCCGCTGGCAGGAGAAACCTGCTCGTAGGAAGTGCGTTCAGAAAACAGAATGACGGAACGTACAAACTCTCTGTTGGTACGTGTTCGATAGAGAAGAATACAGGCATCGACGGAGTTAATTGCGCTCATTCCGTCAATACATACAACGGAAGCAGTCAGTCTTATAATGGAGTATTCTGGGACGGAAGCCAAACTGGAACTTCGGCTCAGAGCATCAAGATAGAGCGAGGTAAGAAATATACCATTTCTTGTTGGGTGAAGTGCGACCGAACGGATGTTTTAATTTCGCTGGAGTCCATTTACACGGACAAGCAGACTGGCGCAACCCGAAAGACAAAACCGAAGACAACGACCAACAGATTCTACGTAAGCAAGGCGAACGTTTGGGAGTTGTTCTCCTGTGTGATAGACACGTCCCTTAATGGTGACGGCACACAGAACACCCAGTACGACTATGTCGCCGTGAATATCTGGTGCGTACACACCCTAACGGACGAGAGCGGCAAAGGCATCACCGCCAACGCCTATTTCTGCAAGCCTATGCTAGAGGAAGGCGACACGTACAACGGCTGGACTTTGAGCGAGCAGGACTACGACTACGTGGGTGGGAACTTGCTCGACAACACCAATACCCTTGTTGTTGGCGATAACCTTAAAAGCAATTCCATCTTATCAAAAGATGACGAAGGTGTTGCGGTTTCGACGAGAAGTGTAGCGTCTAGTGTTGCCTCTATTTTAAGTTTCAACCTTGCACTCAAAGCAAACACCGACTATGTGTTATCTTATTATATAAAGAGCATTAGCGGTGGAGCGGACAAGGTTGCACATACACTTAATTTAGGTGACAATATCCAATTTGCGGAATACGAGAATGGCGGTACATCACAAAACACCTCTTCGGCTGGTCATACTCCTTACTCGGGTTATATCGATAGAAGACCAATTTCCTCTCAATGGACAAGGGTGTGGTATCATTTCCGTCTCATATCTGACACCGATTCCCAAAACATAGCGATGCGAATCTATGGTTACGATGGTGCTGGCTCTATCTCCATCAAAAAACCCAAGCTTGAGGAGGGCGCAACCATGACGGAGTGGACTGAGCGCAAGACCGACCTCATCGACAAGGCTTCGCTGAAGGCGGCTGGAATCCTCGTGGATGCCAATGCCGTCACCCTGTATGGCAATCAAATCCACATCAAGAGTAAGAAGGACAGCGGTGATGATGCCTTCCTCATCGACACGGACACTGGCAAGGTGACGGCAGGGCTGATTGATGCTGACACCATCGTGGCTAAAGGAATCAAGACGCAAGCACTGGAGGCGCAAAACCTCAATGTGACAGGCAATAGCCAGCTTGGAATTTTCAAGATTAAAACATCAGAAGGTGACAAAAGAGATAATTATACCATAAGTGGAGACATGATTACGTATAGCGGAAGCTACAAGCTCCCCGACGGAAAGACCAATGTCGTTTCTAACGACGGTCTTGCTTACTTGATGTACAAGCCTCTGTTTATCAGGCAAGGTGCTTCAGACGTTGGCAAATACATGAGACTAGGTAATTGTTATACGGAATGGGATGATTGTGGAAATGGCGATGGTGACAGCTACCTATTTCATGGTGCAGCCGCTAGGTATGTATGCAGCTCAAGCAGCGGTACATGTGAAATGTACGCTCTGCCTCAGACATTGGGCTACAACACAAACTACAAGCCTGTATCGTATATATATTCCACGAAAGTCTCGCAGGATGACCCCGCTCTCGCTATCTATGTACAATCCAAAGGCACATCTGGTGAACGTACCGCCATACAAACCAACGCTGCGATACGAGGTGTGTTCGCATCGAACGCAAAAAGTATATCCTACTCCCAAACAATATCTACAGGGGTCGGTTTGGTAATATGTACCAACCCTTCAGAGATGACACTAACCCTTCCACCAAACCCTATAGAGGGGCAGACTCTAATAATCATCCAAGGTAGTACTGCGAAGGTGTGGATAGACCCGAATGGCAAGACTATATACTGCGGAGGTGTTACTAAAACGTCTTCCAATAAGTTTTTATCTAACACTGTAGGGCAATTTAATATATTCATCTATGTCAACGGCTACTGGCAGCTACAGTTCATTAATAATAAAGCATAACTAATATCATAAGCTTATGAAAAGAATAGTAAGGGGCAACGACTTCACGTTGCGAATACCAGTGATGAAGATGGTAGAGGGCGAGAAGCAGCCCTTCCCTCTTCCTTCATGCACCGACATCGTGGTGCGAGTGACCAACAGCTTTAAGCGAACGGACTTGGAGTATAGTATCGACGTGGCTGAGGACAATGTTATCCTTGCCAAGGTCGAGGGTGATAAAATGTCGCTTGGCACGTATGCCGTGGAGGTCAAGGGCAAGATTTTCGGGGCCGACTGGCGAAGCAACGAGTACCCTCAGTTCCAGATAGTGAACAACAACGCCGATGCGGACTACGAGTTTGGCGAGACCGACGAAGGCGACAACAGCGTGGAAATGGACACGGCTCTTGTGATACTCCCTCCCACCGCTGAACTAAGCAACCTCATTTCCGACACCAACAAGGCTTTGGAATCCGTCAAGGAGACCGACAAGACCTTGACCGACAACGAGGCTCTGAGGGTTGATGCAGAGGGCAAGAGGGTGTTGGCGGAAGCGGAACGTGAGGAAGCCGAGGGAAACCGCAACTTCAAGGAAGGCATACGTAATCAATCAGAATTGAATCGTCTCAATGCCGAAAGCGAACGTGCGACCAATGAGCGACTGAGGGCACAGGAGGAGCAGAAGCGTGTTGATGCCGAAAATCAGCGCATCCAAAACGAACAGAACCGCATCGACAAGGAGAATGAGCGTGGTGCAAACGAGGCTGACCGCCAGCGCAACGAGGAAGACCGTAACGCAGCAGAAATCAATCGCCAGGCAGAAGAGGAAGCTAGAGTCCAAGCAGAGAACGTCCGTGGTGAAAACGAGCAGGAGCGCATCAAGGCAGAGACCGCCCGAAAGGAAGCCGAAGCCAAGAGAGAGACTGCTACCTCTTCAGCTATCTCAGACATGATTTCAAGGACAGACGCTAGCATTGAGACCATGAATACAGCTACCAACATTGTCATTGCCGCCCTTGATGAGCACCGTACCACCTTCGATGAAGCGGAAGCATTGCGAGTGAGCAATGAATCCGCACGACAAGAGACAGAGGCTAATCGTGTGTCTGCTGAAAGCGAGCGACAGACCAACGAGACAGCACGCAAGGAATCGGAGGCAAACCGTTCCTCTGACTTCGAGACTTTAAAGACCAATGCCGACACCGCCACATCGAACGCACAGAAAGCAGCCGATGATACCAATTCCACCAACGCCTCCATCAAGGCAGAGGAAGAGAAGCGAGTATCAGCTGAAAGTAGCCGTGCATCGGCAGAGACCAAACGAGCTGAGGAGGAAGGTATCAGACAGGAGTCAGAGACCGAGCGCATACGCAAGGAGACGGAACGCCAAACGGCAGAGCAAGGTCGTGTCAGTGCCGAGACTTCGAGAACCGAGAAATATGAGAAGTTAGACGCTACCCTAGCCAAGACCAAGGCGGATTGCGAGGAAGCGACAAAAGCAGCTAACGATGCCGCATCAGACGCTACCCTAGCCAAGACCAAGGCGGAGGAGGCGGCGACTGGTGCAGAGAAGTGCAACATCACCATGGAAGGCTCTACCATCACCGTGACTGACCGAGAAGGGAACCAAATGTCGGTCGATGTGGTAGATACCGACGAGACCGTGAACCTCACCATTACCTCATCCGTTGACAGCATCAAGGTAAGCGGAATCAAGGTGAACGTGTTCTTCAACAACGATACAAAATCGCCTTTGCAGCTCACCACTGACGCAGAAGGTAAGCTATCCTTTACGGCGAGACGTGGCGAGTATTATCTGATGAAGTTCCCAGAGTACTCCAATGCGCAACCTATAGCTCCAGTGGGCTACACCGCCCAACTCCCTAGCCGTGACGTGACCGTGGAATACGTTCCTTATGACGAGGAAACATCGGAGAAGGTAATCGTCAAGGTGACGAAGTACACCGACGGCACTGGTGCGGCTTGGGAAGGCAAGGAGGTGAAATGTACCTACGATGGCAAGACCACCTCCTACACCACCGACTCCACTGGTCAGGCTACCATTTACGTGCCTTTGGCGAAGAAATACACCGTGGTTGTGGAAGACGAGGACGGCTACTTCGTGAAGTTCTACAACAACAAGCGAACCTACACGGCGGAGGTGACGCAACGCATCCTGCTCTTCAACCTCTATCAGTTCGAGACTGGCTTGTATTGCGTGACCGATGACGCACAGGAATACACCATCGACAAGTGGCTGGAGACTGGCAGGGATGCCAGCGAGGTGGTTGCCATCAAGATAGCAGACCAAAACCTCATGCTCCATCGCAGTACCTTCGCCTTGCGCACGAGCGACCTAAAGAACATGTCGGCACTGGCCAAGACGCAATGGTGTACGCAAAATCTGCTCTTCGAGAACATCGCCACGAACGGAAACAATAGCAGCGATGCCTACTATTGGGATGGCAAGGGCTCGACTTTCCTTATCCGTCAGGAGGCGCAGGAGCGAAGTCTTAGCGTGCCAGCGGCAGACTATGCCAACAACCAAGTCTTTACCCTCAACGACGAGGACTTGAACGGCTTCATGCTTTCGGTGGGTCAAGAGTACGTGCATATCTCAAACTCAGAGGCGATACGTGAGATACTTCGCAAGCTGTATGGAGACGATGTAGCGGAGGCATATTATAAGTTTATCAGAGGGCAATGGCGATGGACTAGCACGCAGGGCAGTGCCACGTACGCTTGGGTATACTTTTCGAGTGCGAACTACGGCTTCAGCAAGACGGACATCAACTATGTTCTGCCTGCCTACGCTTGTTAGTCTCTCCATCTCTTTATCTCTTCCCCTCTCTCCATGTAAGCAAGCTATAATCAGCGAGCAAGCAAGAAGGAAGGAAGAGACTAAGGAAAGGGCAAGCAAACAACGCAATGGCGCAAGCCCAACTCAACATTCAACAACCAACACTCAACATTAAAATAAAAGGAAATGGCATACACGGAAGACTTGTATATATTCAAGGACACCCAGACTCTTTGCGAGAAGTTGCTGGAGTACAGCCGCAACGTGAGCAAGCTCATCAGATACGGCGAGTACAGCGTGATGATAAGCAAGGCGTGCCAGGCGATGGACTTGGTGCGTCAGATAAACAGCAGCTTCGAGGGAAGAGACGAGGGTATCACGAGATATATTCTTCTCATCGCCGAAGTCAAGTCTAGAATCAACCTCTTCGCAAGGTCGCAGTTCCTTCCACTAAAGAATGCGACCAACCTTGGGAGGCATACGGCTGGCAGAAGGCGGAGAGAAAGCGCAAGGGCGAGAGCCATGGAGCCAAGTGCAACATGGGAGTGCCGTCACGGAATGTGACAAGGGATGCCGACACCCAGCCACCTGCTGGAAGGTGACGTGTACAGAGCCGAGAGGCAGACGGCATCGAGTAACGCAGAACAATGCCACGAACGCTTGGATATACAATTCGAGTGCGAACAACAACAACAAGACGAACAGCAACTATGTTCTGCCTGCCTACGATTTTCCGTCAGTGACGATTGACTTTCGTGTGTGCCGTTTCCTCTCTTAACTTTGATTGAGATATTGGATGTTTAACAAAGAAAAGACGAAGATATTATGAGCGAATACGTGACGATTGAGCAGATAGATGCAGCCTATCGTGACTGTAGAAGACACAAGAGCGGCACCTGTGGCTGCATAGACTACCAGATGGACTACCTACAGAACAACTTCCAGCTCTACAAGGAGCTGAACTCCATGACCTACGAGGTGGGCAGGAGCAAGGCTTTCTGTGTGACACGTCCGAAGCTAAGAGAGGTCTTCTGCGCCCAGTTCCGTGACAGAATCATCCATCATCTGCTAGCTTTAAAGTTCTCCGACATGCTAGAGGAGGATATGATAGATGACGCTTACGCTTGCAGAAAAGGCAAGGGCGTGGAGTACGGAATCAACCGCATCAAGGGGCAGATGGAGCGAGTGAGCGAGGACTACACCAAGGAGGCATGGGTGCTGAAATGCGACCTACAAGGCTTCTTCATGAGCATCGACCGAAACCTCATCTACCGAATGCTGGAGGATGTCATCAGGAGAAAGTATCACGGCGACGATATAGAGTGGTGGCTGTGGCTTTGGCGGAAGGTGGTACTCAACGCCCCTGCCAAGAACTGCGTGAGGGTGGGCGATTTGAAGCTTTGGGATAGACTGCCTAAAAACAAGTCCTTGTTCACTAGCGAGGGCAGGGGCCTTCCAATAGGCAACCTACCAAGCCAGCTATTGGCGAATCTCCTGCTTACTCCCTTCGACAAGTGGGTGTTGTCGAGAATAGGCGAAGGTGGCGGATATGGGCGGTACGTGGATGACTTCATCGTCATCAGCAGAGACAGGAAGCTGCTTCTGAACGTCCTGCACGATGCAATGGAGCATCTGAAAGCGAACCTTGGCTTGACACTTCACCCTCGCAAGATAAGCCTACAGAGAACGGACAAGGGCGTGCGTTTCATCGGGGCTAAGGACGGTGCAAGCCCTGCTTGATGTCATAGGCGAGTGGAACTGTATAGAGAACCCCACGGACGAGGAGACCTTGAAGTATATCATGCGCTGCAACTCCTATCTAGGCTATCTGGTACATCGCAACAGCCGAAGGGCAAGGGAGCTGGCTTGGCGGTCGATACATCACAAGGACAAGGTGTATTGTCTCAACATGAAATGTTTGAAAATAAAGAATGAATTTAAAGTAAGATAGATTATGAAGAAAGACTATTGTTTCGTAAGAACCATCGTACCGATGGACTCTTACAAGGAAGTGGAAGAGGTGAACGGATTGACGTTCGCCCATTTCGGAGCTGTCAAGGCAGAGGGAGCGGATGCCTACGAGTGTGCCGAGACATCGGCAAGGACTGAGGATTTCAACCTCGAAGAAGCCAAGGCGGCTTACGAGGAGTGGAAAGCGTCCATGGATGCGCTTTCCCTCTCCCACGCAAAGAGAGTGAAGGTAGCGGAGATTAGCGACTACGACCAAAGCGAGGCGGTGAACGGCTTTTCCCTCAACGGCATGGTGGTGTGGCTTGACAAGGCTACTCGTGTGGGCTTGATGAACTCCACCAACATCGCAAAGGCAATGGGCAACGAGACCACGACGCTTTGGCTTGGGAACGTGAAACTGGAGGTGAATTGCGACATGGCTATCCAGCTGCTATCCGCCTTGGAGATGTATGCCCTGGAGTGCTTCAACGTCACCGCTGCGCACAAGAAGACCGTGGAGGGCTTGGAGACCATCGAGGAGGTGGAAGGCTTTGACGTGACGGAGGGCTATCCTAGTCAGCTGGAAATGACGGTATAGATTGGTTTAAATCAGTCTAACGAATTATAAATTATAAATTATAATAAATTATCATGTGGTTATTGAGTTTGATTTCATTCCTCTTATTGGGAGGATTTCTTTTGTTGTCGGCTATGCGCTTCGGCATTCCCGACATGGTGAGCGACACCTACTATCAGTTGCAAGGTTGCGCTGGTAGCGAGGTGATTGGTGACAAGCGTAAGCGAAACTTTGGATGGGTGTTTTCCGTGCTCATGGTGGTGTGCGCTGGCTTGATGATGGTGTGCCTCTTGGATAGTCTGGAGGGCGTGCAATGCCTCGCCTTCCTTGGGTGCGCAGGGTTGTGCTTCGTGGGTGTCGCCCCGAACTACTGCGACAAGGACACCTACCCCATTCACAAGGGCGGTGCTATCGTGGCGGCTATAGGTTGTATTGGATGGTGCCTGTCAGTATGCTGGTGGGTGACGCTCTGCATTATGCTCGCATACGTGGTGTACCTTGTGATAGTTGATTTTGCCATCAAGGCTAATGAAATGTGGCATATCAGCAACGTTACACCCAAGTTCCATCCTTGGTACTGGGCGGAGGTGGCAGGGTTTCTTGATGTGTTCCTGACCTATTGGATTAGTTATTAACTTATAAAATTATTTGATTATGAAAAAGTTGTATGATTTGATTGAGAATGTGTTTGGCATGGACAAGGTGGCTCACTTCTTCGGTGTTGCCTTTGTCGCAGTGGTGGTCAGTTTAATTTTCGCAAAGGTTGACACAGGAGACACCTCTTTTGTGTATGCCTTCGAGGGCTTGGTGACAGGTGTCATCGTGGCGGTTTTAAAGGAGGTCTTTGACTTCTTCAACAACCGAAGCTTCGACATCAAGGACATCTTGGCTGGGTTCGTCGGTGCAGTCGTATCATTCCTCTTTGTCGGACTTTTGTTATAAGGAGGATTAGGTTATGAAGATACTCATTGATAGAAAATGGAAGAAGGCTGACTATACTATCAGCAAGGTGTATGTAGATGGCGAGGACTTCGGCTGTAACTGTCTAGAAGATACGGATAGAGGCTTGTACCAAGGTATGAGTACGAAAGATGTGCTTGCGGTCAAAGTGAAAGGCAAGACCGCCATCCCACGAGGCACGTACAACATCGTCTATACCTACTCGCCTCGCTTCAAGCGATACTTGCCTTTATTGGAGAACGTCACAGGCTTCGAGGGAATCCGTGTGCATTCGGGAAACTCAGCCAAAGACACTGAGGGGTGTCTCATGTTTGGTAAGAATGACAAGGTTGGCTGGATAAGTAATTCCAGACTTTGGACGGACCGAATTATCAGCAAGATGCAAGAGGCTTGGGTTCAAAAAAAGGAGACGGTGACGATTGAGATTAAATAAAGATACGATTGCTTTCATTTTACTTTTTGATTTAAAGGTTAATTAAACGTTTGTATGGTGGCTGTTGCTTGGGATAAGTAGCAGTCACTTTTATGCTATAGAGCATGATTTCAGTATTTTTCAGTGTATAATTCCTGGGAAAGCGACACTTTTCAGTATTTTTCAGTGTAGATTTTTACGATTTGACACCTATGTTTTTACGATATTACACCTGTTGTATGCGGATTTTCCTTAACTTTGCAGCCATCCTAACTTTTTAATTCGTACGACTATGAGTAAAGATGATGAAGAAAACCTCATGCGGTGGCTAAAGGACAAGGACATCAGCGAGGTAATGGACTTGATAATGAAGCATGGTAATCGGTATTCACGGAGAATATTGAAGTTTTTTCAGTGGTTCTGCAAGTGGATGCCTGTTATCGTCATGTGTTTTCATGCCTATGGAATATGGGATTTCGCCCAACACCCTAGGGAAATGTTCATCCCTTACGAGGAGAACTTGCCTTGCTACCTATTTATCTACTTTATGATTTACGTCTTGCCGATGGTGATTATCTTGGCGAGCAGGTTCTTCTATCCCTGTTGGAGATACAGGATTCCTTTCTTCTATTTCTTCGGCATCAATGCGGCTCACATCGTGGAATGGAGTTGGTACACCACGAATGAAATGATTGATTCCTGTTATACCGTGATGGTTGTAACGGCAATGTTCTACCTCTATGGCTTTGTTGAAATGTTCGTTACCAAGAGTAAGATAGGAAAAAAGATTTGCTCGTAATGTCATTTTCTACGAAATATTCACAAAAACTACGATGATATGAAAAAGATATTGAATTACAAGATGCTTGGCACGGCATTGAAGTCGTTGAGCGATGCTTGCTTCAAGGCTGACGAACATCAGAGGAACGGAGAGAAAGTCACCGCTTGCGGAATGAGTGAAGATGACTTGGATAAGTTGTGCGACGTTATTCCAGACATGCTCAACCCGATGATGAGCACAGAGGAGGTCAAGGAGAAATTACATGTAAGCGATGCCACCTTGAACCGCATGGTTGCAAGAGGCGACATCCCAAACGGCGAGTGCAAGAAACGTGGACATACGAGATACTGGAAGAAATGGGATATTCTGCATTTCTTAAAGAATCGAAAGAAAATGCTTTAGTAAATAAAGAAAAGTTATTTAGTAAAGCATTTGTTTCAGATATTTTTCGTACCTTTGCGCCGCTGAATTAGAAAGAATGTTATTCTTTGCCCGATATTACCTTATTATATATAGGGTTTTATCGGGTTTTCTCTTAAAAAATATTAATGCAAATAATTTTATTCGTAAAATATTTGCAAGTTTGAAATAAAATTAGTAATTTTGCACACGTAAATAAGAAACATTATTAATAAAATTCTAATTCAGCAAAATTATGAAGACTATTGATGAGATTTTAGGCAGAGACGATTACAAGCGTCTCACCAAGCAGTTGAGAGAAAGAGTAGAAAGCATTGCGTTTGATATTCGTGTTAAGTTGGAGGAACTTGACGAGACAGACAGACTCTTTATTGTTAAGGGCGAGCGCAAGTGTGATAACGTGGAGGTTGCGTGTCGTTCGGTTTTTGCGGACGGAGCAAAACGGGTGTACCTTGCGATGGATTGCTCAACCGAGGAGGATGAGGATTACGGATTTACCAGCTGGAAATCGTTAGAGGACGTGAATAACAGTCATTATTATTACGGTGACTTCAACGCCTTCGTCAAAGGGGCTTCGCACAATTCAGCCTTGCGTTTCCTTAATGTAGCGAAACAAATCGTAGAGAAGATAGCCGAGATTGAGGAGACAAAGGTACAAACCGTCAGCAAGGCTCTCGAGGACACAAAGGACATCTAAAGGAAACGAGAGAACTAACCACCCTCTCACAATCATAGAACTTTATGAAGGAAGAAAAAAGAAACGCAACTATCCGATTATCACAGGGCATGGCGGACTGGCTGACAAGAAACGGTGATTCCATCAACCAGGCAATCATTGACACAGTGCAATCATTGCAAAGTATCAAGGCTATTTCGGAAAACGAGCTAAAGGGATTGCTTACTCCTAACGAATGGAGCTTTTTGGCTGATTCGTTTAATGGCTCGATAATTCCAGAGGCTTATCGCTACAACGTGCAACTTCTTATTGCTCATTGTGAGGATTCGGTGTTGTACGACAAACTAGACGCAAAGTGGGGAATTGACATGAACGCTTTTAAGGAGAAATTGAAATTGTTACATGGTGCGAACGTTGATGCCGTGTATGACAGAATTGAGAGCTTTTGGAGCAAGAATCTAAGCTTGGAAGAGTGGGCTAAGTTCTAATGTTTCTGCGACTAACAAGAGGGGCAAGCGATTGCTTCTCTTTTTTTTGTTTCAAATTCTTTCCAAAGTTTACAAGATTGGAAAGTTTCTTCTGCATTCTTCTGCATTCTTCTGCATTCTGACATTACCTCCTATCACCTTAAATAACTGATAGTCAACCACTAAAAGAAATCGTGATAGAGTTATAATCTATCTCGCACATTCCTTGTACCTTTGCATCCGTAACGTTACAATAGTGTTAGATAACTTTAAGGATAACTTAAAAGGATTGTTTTATGGAAATGACGAATGGAACAGACCACATCGTGGAGAAAAAAATCTACGAGGACGGTAAGAAGGAGTATGCTAGCAACGGCAAGGCGAACGCCGGCTTGACCTTGGGAATCATTGGCACTGCACTAGGTGCTGGTGCTTGGTTGCTCGGTGGAAACCGAAGCGTGTTCCTAATCAGCCAACCGCCTTGCAAGTGATGGAAAAGGAATGTGCGGATGAAGTGAAGTTGCTTACCGATATGTTCGGCTTGAAGCTCGACACCGCCAACAAGTTCTATCAGATGCGAGAGACGGACATCGCCGAGAAGTTCAGTCTCTACAAGGGTGGTATTGATGCCATCAATGCAGAGAACCGAAGAGCTATGAACGCTGAGTTTAACCTCTACAAGAATAGCCGAGACGCTGACGATGCCACCAACGCAAAGGTGGCAGCTTTGGAAACAAAGATTGCTGTGATGGAGGCTCTTGCTCCTTACAAGGAGAAGATTTTGTTGCAAGCTATGGACTTGAAGACTGCCTATAACATCAAGGGGCAGTTGGTACTCCCTAGCACGCCTACGGTCACTGGCTACGGCAGCTATTGTTGCTGCAAGCCCTCAACTACAACCACAACAGGAGCGTAGCAGGGCTGTGAGGTCTAAGCGGACTAAGAAGAAATGAGTTGGTGAGGGGTGTTTGCCCTCGTGGTGGATGCCCTCTCACCTCTCTATAACATATCACCAACTTAAAGATATTGATTATGATGAATTTCGCAAACAGCCCATTATTGGATATGGGAAACAATCAGGCGCAACCGATGGATGCCGAATTGCAAAAGGTATATGAAGCCTTGCAGCAGAAGCGAGCATCCATCAATATGCAAGCGCAACAGTCCTCCACCCCACTCTGGGATGAGATAGACAAGATTGAGGACAATCTGACAGGTGCGCAAAGACAGTACTTGATGCAGAACCAGGAATACGTTGAGAGCTTGCAATATGTGTCTAAGTTAGTTCAAGACGAAGAGCTACGTATTATTCGCCCTCGCATTGAGGCGACGCAGCAAGGGCAGGAGGCATTGAAGAAGCATCTTTCCTTGATGCAAAGATTGAGAAAAGAAGTAGCACAGGCAGAGGAACAGAAAACTGCAATGCTCAACGATTATATGACGAACCATAGCGACAAGACTTGGCAAGAGTACCTTGCTATGAAACAAGGAAAGAAAGGAGGAGCTAAGAAATGAAAATCGAGGAGCTGAAAGAAAAGTTGCTTACATCTGTTGATTTGTGGGCGGACGCTCGAATTGACGAAATGGTTAAGTGTAATCCGATGTTGGCGATACCGTCCGTTTATATGAAACGAGCGGCGCACAACGTGATAACCCAGAAGAAGGACAGTTGGGGAAAGCAGCTCGACAACGCTACTCTATTTCTTGCCGACGAGAACGGCGAGATTAATGCCGATTCCATCTTTGAGGACTTGATGGAAGCTATTTCCATTGACTTGCCAGAGAATATCGTAACCGCTATTCTCTTGGGTAGCAAGCGAAGTCTCACGTTCAACGCGAAGGATTTCGAGGAACTGAAGAACCTTATAACGGCGTAATAATGA